CTAAAAAGAAAGTGAAGAGAATACGAAATGACGGAGAAGCATGATAACGAAGCCTATCTTGGTAATATTAACCTGAAGGCATCCGGTGTAGAAACCCAATTTACAAAAGAACAGATCGAAGAATATGCCAAGTGCGTAGCCGATCCCATGTATTTTATTGAAAACTTTGTCAAGATCGTATCGCTGGATGAGGGTCTAGTTCCCTTTGAGCCTTACAAGTATCAGAAAAAAATGATCGATAGTATGCACAATGATCGCTTCGTGATTGCGAAATTGCCTCGACAGTCAGGAAAATCCACAGTTGTTATTTCATATTTGCTTCACTATGTTTTGTTCAATTCTCAAAAGAATGTTGCAATTCTAGCCAACAAACTTGCAACAGCACGCGATCTTCTTGGTCGTCTGAAGTTGGCATACGAGCATCTGCCAAAATGGCTTCAGCAGGGTGTCGTGGAATGGAACAAAGGTTCAATTGTTTTAGAAAACGGGTCTAAAATTCTTGCATCTTCAACTTCTTCGTCGGCAGTTCGAGGTGGTTCTTTCAACATGATCTTCCTTGACGAATTTGCCTTCGTCCCTGAGAACGTGGCTGATGAGTTTTTCAGTTCGGTCTATCCTACAATCTCCGCTGGACAAGAAACAAAAGTTTTGATTATTAGTACGCCCAAAGGGTTGAACATGTATTACAAACTTTGGAAGGATGCGGAGGAAGGCAATAACTCGTATGTTCCGATTGAGGTTCACTGGTCAGAGGTTCCGGGTCGAGATGATAAATGGAAAAAAGAAACAATCCGAAATACATCGGAAGCCCAGTTTCGTGCAGAATTTGAATGTGAGTTTCTTGGCTCAATCCTGACGCTTGTAGCCCCCTCAAAACTCAAGGCACTACACTACAAAAGACCTATCCAAGAGCGTGAGGATGGCTTGAAAGTCTACGAAGAGCCTATTGAGGGACACCAGTATTTCATGGGAGTAGATGTCGCCCGTGGTCAAGAATTAGACTACCACGCCGTGACAGTGATTGATATCACACAGGCTCCATACAGAGTTGTTGCTCAATATAAAAATAATCAAATCGCACCCTTCCTGTTGCCAAACCTTTTATATGCGATGGCTACTCGCTACAACAAAGCGTATGTCTTAACAGAAGTAAACGATATTGGTCAAGAGATTGTTGATATTATGCACAATGAGATGGAATATGAAAATCTATTGGTCACCACAGTGCGTGGGCGAAAAGGTCAAGTCATGGATGGTGGCTTCGGCAACTATCAGGTCCAGCAGGGTGTTCGCATGAGTCCCAAGGTCAAGCGTGTCGGATGCACGATGCTCAAAGAGATGATCGAGCAGGACAAACTTTTGATCGAGGATTACGATATTATCAATGAACTCTCGGCGTTTGTCGCTAAAAAAGGATCATACGAGGCAGAAACCGGACACCACGATGACTTAGTTTCAACACTTATTCTCTTTGCTTGGACATCAACGCAACCGTATTTTAAAGATTTAACTGACATAAATATTCGAGATAAACTCTACCGTGAAAAAATTGAAAAGATGGAAGAGGAATTAACACCTTTTGGTTTTATGGATGTCGGTCTTGATTTAGAGTTCACTGATGACGAGGGAACTACATGGAAAGTGATCGATGAGAACGATGGGTTCTCTAATGTCGGCATTTGATAGATAAATTAGTATCAAGGAGAATCATCTATGGCATTTCAAGTCAGCCCCGGTGTTGAAGTAAAAGAAATCGATCTGACAACCATTGTTCCCGCTGTTTCTACAACGGCGACTGGTTTCGCTGGTTTCTTTGAGTACGGTCCCATTGGACAAAGAATTACAGTAAATAACGTCAATGATCTTCGTCGGGTCTTTAAAGACCCATCAAATCTGAACGCTGACACTTGGTTCACCGCTGCTAACTTCTTGGGTTATGGTGGTAATCTTAAACTTGTTCGCGTTGTTGATGAGACTACATCGAAAAATGCATCTACAAATGGTGTGGGATTTTTAGTTAAAAATGAAGATGATTATGAAACATACGCAAGCACCGATGGTATTGCACCCGCCTCGCTTAGTGGTAATAACTATGTGGCTAAGTACGCTGGTGGCTCCACAGTTGATCAAACCAAACTTTATGGCAACTCATTGAAAGTCTCTGTTTCAAACAGAAATGAATTTGGAATTCGACTTATCAATGATAATTTTACAATTCCTGCTGGTGAGACTGATGGATTTACACTCGGTAATGATGTGCCGGGACCAGAAGCCGCTGATAAAACTTTCTTTGTTCAAGACGTTGCTGGAGGCACTGGATCACCAGTTGTAAATGAAGATTTACTTCGAGTCGGAACTGGCAGTAGAACAATTACTGGATTCACCGCTGGTGTAAGCAATCTGGATGTGACATTCGGAACTGGAACCGGATTCTCTAATGGTGCGCACATCGCATCAGATGTTCCACAACTTCTGGTGCTGGACACTGCTCTTGCAAGATCAGCCGTGCATACTGATGGTTCTCAGCGAGTTAGACTTCTTGGTGGTCCTACACTCGCCGCTGGTGTCACCGTAAGTTACGCAACAATTACTGGTGTGTCTCTTGACAGTGAAAATCTTGTAAAAGGTATCTCTCTTGGAAATACTTTTGCTGGGTTTAGAGGATCTACTGAAATCCCATCTACGTCTGTCATGGATATCATCGGAACGATCTCAGTTGGAACAACTCAAAGTGGTCAAGCAGGTATTACATCTGGATTTGTTCGATGGCGATACGCAGATAATTTCCAAACTGTCCTCCCTGATACTTCGTCAACCGCAGTTGCGGCTGGATGCTCGTTTGACCTTGTAAATATTGCGGTTGTTGATGAAGACGGATTCTTCACTGGCACAAAAGAAACTGTTTTGGAAACCTTTGATGGTCTTTCTGTTGCTCAAAATGCCAAAGATGATCTTGGTAGATCACTTTTCTACCCAACAATTATCAATGAAACTTCACAACATATTTGGTGGGGAGATCACGTTGATGATGATGAGGGTCAAGCAGGTGGCGCACCTTGGGGAACAAATGCTTCTTCAACGATCACTGACGGAAGATACGTTCGTTTGAACAGAAACTTCTATGCTTCTCTTGCAGGGGGTCGTGCTGATAAACCAGCAGGGAACGATTTCATCACAAATGGTTACGAACTTTTTGAGGATTCGGAAACTGTTGATGTTTCGATTCTCTTGGGTGGCGATAATACTGATACCCAAGCCAGAAGCATTGTTGATATTTGTGATAAGAGAAAAGATTGTATTACGTTCCTTTCTCCACCAAAAACAGCACTTCTTACATCTACGGATGCTCCAAGAGATGCTAAAGTTCAAACTGCAAATATCGTTGCTTATCGAAGAGGTGAAGATGCAGGACCAAATGGTGGCTCTGAAAACTATTCAACAAATAACTTGAATATTTCTTCATCTTACGCAGTTCTTGACTCTGGCTACAAGTATCAGTTTGATAGATTCAATGATGTCTTCCGATACGTTCCTTTGAACGGTGATATCGCAGGTATCGCAGTGCGATCCGATGTCGCAACCGAAACATGGTTCTCTCCCGCTGGATTCAACCGTGGACAAGTTCGAGATATTGTTAAACTTGCCTTGAACCCCAAGAAAGCACAACGAGATGATCTCTATATTAATGGAATCAATCCTGTTGTTTCTTTCCCCGGACAAGGCACACTTCTGTTTGGCGACAAGACTTTGCTCTCGAAGCCAAGTGCGTTTGATAGAATCAATGTTCGTAGGTTGTTCATTGTTCTTGAGAAAGCGATTGCCACAGCGGCTAAGTTCAGCCTCTTTGAATTCAACGATTCATTTACCAGAGCGCAGTTCAAGAACCTTATCGAGCCATTCTTGCTTGATGTTCAAAGCCGCCGTGGTGTGATTGATTTCAAGGTTGTTTGTGACGAGAGTAACAACACCGCAGAGGTCATTGATAGAAATGAATTCGTTGCTGATATCTTTATCAAGCCTAACCGTTCAATTAACTTTATTACACTTAACTTCATTGCGACTCGTACAGGTGTTAACTTTGACGAAATCGCTGGGGTAGTCTGATATACATAACTCTAGGAGATAATACATGAACATTGACTCATTCAAAGACGCAGTTGGTGGCGGCGTACGAAACGCCCTCTTTAGAGTGAATGGTTTTATTGGTAATCAAGGTGCTGACAACGCAGTTTCATTCTTATGCACGGCTGCCCAGTTACCGGCTTCAACGATTGGTCAAACAATCGCACCTTATCGTGGAAGAACTATTAAGATTCCTACCTCAAGAGTGTTTGAAGATTGGACTATCACTATTCTTTCAGACAGAGGTATGGTTCTTAGAAATAAGTTTGAACAGTGGCTTGATTCCATCAATGGCACTAGAGACAACGTAGAGCAAGTGCAAGATGCCGTTACCAATCTTTCATCTGCATTCTTCACAGACTGGTATGTTGATCAATTGGACCGAAGTGGTAAAGCAATCAAGTCTTATCAGTTTAAGTATTGCTATCCATCGAACGTAAGTTCTGTTGATCTGTCTGCTGCTGATGAAGATTTGTCACAGTTTGCAGTGACTCTCTCGTATTCTTACTTCTTAACATCTGGTGTGTCTACTGGTGGTAATACTTCTATTGGTGTCCCCGGAGCCTTAACTCCTGCCACAGAGTAATAAAGGATAAATTATTATGCCTGTTGAATTATTTGGTATTTCAATAGGGAGAGCGAAAAAAGAAGCGTTAGCAACTCAACAACCAATTGAGAAGAAGGCATCATCTTTCGTAACCCCTGATCTCGACGATGCCCTTCCAATTGATGCTGGTGGGTATTTTGGTGTAGGTATCGACCTAGACGGTGGGCTTCGCTCCGAGTCTCAGTTTATTGCAAAGTATAGAGAAATGGCTATGCACCCAGAAGTGGAGCAAGCCGTTGAAGATGTTTGCAATGAAGCGATTGTAAACAGCGAGAGTGAAAGATATCCAGTCTCGGTGAACATCAACAATAAAACTACTCCCGATACAGTTCGTAGAAAAATCGAAAAAGAGTTTGCTGCAATTCTAAAACTCCTTGACTTCAACAATAAAGGGTTTGAGATTTTTAGAAGATGGTACATTGACGGTAAGGGTTATTATCACATGATCGTTGATAAGACCAATCCCAAAAAGGGTATTATCGAAATGCGTCCTGTTGATGCGGCAAAAATTAAAAAGATCGCAAAGGTTGAAAAAGAAACTGATAAGATCACGGGTGCTAAAAAAATTAAAGGTGTCAAAGAGGTTTATATCTTTAGGGAAAAACCAACTGACTCCTCAGCGATTGAAATTGCTCCAGAGGCTATCAATTATTTTCCATCTGGATTGTTTGATCCGTCAAGAACAAGAGCCATTTCATATCTTCAAAAAGCAATTAAACCGTTGAATCAATTAAGAATGGTCGAAGATGCCACCGTGATCTATCGACTTTCTCGTGCGCCTGAACGAAGAATCTTTTACGTTGATGTCGGTTCTCTTCCTAAAAATAAAGCCGAGCAATATGTTCAAGGTCTTATGAATCGTTATCGTAACAAACTTGTGTATGATGCAAACACAGGTGAACTCAGAGATGATCGTAAGTTTATGAACATGTTAGAGGACTACTGGTTCCCTCGTCGTGAAGGTGGTAAAGGCACAGAAGTTTCATCACTACCGGGTGGTGAAAACTTGGGTGAAATGGAAGATGTCCTGTATTTTGAGAAAAAATTATACAAGTCTTTAAATATTCCACTGTCTCGCTTGGAGTCTGATACTGGGTTCAACATGGGTCGTGCCTCTGAAATTAGTCGTGATGAACTTAACTTTCAAAAGTTTATCAGTAGGCTAAGAAACAAATTTAATCTTCTCTTCCTTAACGCTCTCCGCGCACAATGTATTCTTAAGGGAATCATTAAAGAAACTGAGTGGTACAATCTTCAACAAGATTTAAGATTTGAATATGTTTCAGATTCGTATTTTACAGAGAGCAAAGAATATGAAATTCTTAAAGAACGTCTTGATGTTTTGAGAGAGATCAATGATCATATTGGTGATTATTACTCAAGAGAATGGGTTCGCAGAAACATTCTTCGACAAAGTGAGGTTGATATAATTACTATGGACAAACAAATTTCTACTGAAAGAGAAAATGGTTTGTTGCCTGACAAATCAAGAGAGGGGTTCTAGTGTCAGATTCAAAACTTATCTTTGATTTACTTGGCGAGGACAATAGAGATATTGTAAAATCATATCTTACATCAATCATGGCAGAAAAAGCCCACTCACAAATTAATCAAAGAAAAGTTCAGTTGAAAGAAGAAGCCGCTGAACCTCAAGAGTTGACACCAGAGCAAGAAGAAATGGAAGCCGAAATGGGAGAAATTGATCTTGCATTGGCTCAAAAAAATCTTGAGTTAATTGATACTCAAGCAGACGCGATGCGTCCGAAAGGAGAGTTATTTTTAAGAACTTTCCCATATAAGGATAAAATTGTTACTCTTAAAAAAGTAGGTTCGGGAGTTTCTGCTCCGGTCGTTGTTTATGTTGATGATGGTAAGGGTCCACAAAAACTAGACACATTTATGACACCCGAACAAGCAGAGCGTGAGACTAAGAAAATTTTAAAATTACAAGCAAAGCAACAAAAAAGACTCGCTAAAGAGGCTGAAATGCAGGAAGAGTTTGAGGGTATGGAAGCCACGGTGGAGTTTT